AAATCGACCCAACTGCATAATCACAATTAGGGTTTTAAATTTAGGGTTATCTTAACGGATAGCCCTTTTTTTATGCTTTATTTTTAGCCTCCAACAGATAAGAACAAAAAAAAATTAAAAAAAACTTGTTAATTATTTGTTTATAACAATAAAAGTGTTGTATATTTGTAATGTAAAACAATAACAAAAACTAAATATTATGATAACTGAATTAACAAAAACAGAATTAAATCAAACAGAGGTAAACTTATTGTTATGCTTAATGACTAATAAAGTTAAAGAAGGTCAAGAGAAAGAAATTAAAAAAACACTTATTAAGCTAATGGATGGCTCTGACCACCAATCAGAAACTTATTACAGTATCTTAAATAAATTTGGAATTTAATAACGTAAAACAAAACATCAAGACCCTCGCAGAAATGTGGGGGTTTTTTTATTATACAATACAAAATAAATTAGTTTTGTTTATATATTAATATGAAGCTAATAGGCACAAACGGAAATAAGACCTTTAAGATAATACCAAGACAATATATTAATGGTGGTATAACAGTAAATCTTACAAGCGAAAGCACTGGTACAAACGTAAACTTAACTCCTACTGCATCAACTGATGGCAATTATATGAGTTTTGATGCGGTTTTTGGAACGCTAACAGAAGGCGATTTTTACATATTAGAAGTTAAGAACGGAACTGCGGTAATATACAAAGACAAAGTATTTTGCACAGACCAAACAATAAACCAAACTACTAACGATTACTACTCTATTAATAAAGATGAGTATGTACAAGAAGATAGTTTTGATAACGATTACATTATATTATGAACGATTTAAGAGTAGTAAATTTAAGCACCTATACAAGCCCACAAATTGTAGAAAAAAGCAACAAGGAATGGGTTAGCTATGGCGCAGACAACAATTACTTCGCATACCTAATAGACCGATACAATGGTAGCCCAACAAACAACGCTATTATTAACGGAGTTAGCGAAATGATATATGGCAAAGGTTTAGATGCTTTAAACAGCAGTAAGAAGACAGAGCAGTACGCTAAAATGATGTCTTTGTTTCACAAGGATTGTGTGCGTAAGTTATGCTATGACCTTAAATTAATGGGTCAATGTTCTATGCAAGTTATATACTCTAAAGACCGCAAGACTGTGGCACAAGTAGAGCATATTCCAGTTGAGAACTTAAGAGCAGAGAAATGCAACGACAAAGGCGAGATAGAGGCTTACTACTATTCTGATGATTGGAGTAAAGTAAAAAAAGCAGACGATTGCACACGCATACCAGCTTTTGGTTATTCAACAGAAAACATAGAGATAGTATACGTTAAACCTTACAGAGCTGGATATAAATACTATTCAAGCCCAGACTATCAAGGGGGTTTACAATATGCAGAGTTAGAAGAAGAAATATCTAACTACCATTTAAACAACATCCTTAATGGACTTGCACCAAGTATGTTAATTAATTTTAACAACGGAACTCCAAACGCAGAGGAACGTCAAATGCTTGAGAATAGAATATACCAAAAGTTTAGCGGTAGTAGTAATGCTGGTAAATTTATATTAGCGTTTAACGACAACCCAGAGAGTGCAGCTACAATAGAGCCAATACAATTAAGCGATGCGCATAACCAATACCAATTCTTAAGTGATGAAAGTGGTAAAAAGATTATGGTAGCACATAGAGTTGTAAGCCCTATGTTATTAGGTATTAAAGACAGTAGCGGACTTGGTAACAACGCAGACGAGTTAAAGACTGCATCTACGTTAATGGATAACACAGTTATTAGACCATTTCAGACACTTTTAATAGATGCCTTTGATAGTATATTAGCTTACAATAATATTAGCTTAAAACTATACTTTAAGACCTTACAGCCTTTAGAGTTTACAGACCTTGAAAACGTAGAGGATGAAGAAACTAAAGAAGAAGAAACTGGTGTAAAGTTAAGTAGAGAATTAGCAGACAACGAAGCCGACCATATTTTAGAGAACCTACAAGGCGAAGAAGTAGACGAAGAATGGGAGTTAGTCGAAGAAAGAGAATATTCAGAAGATAATACAGACATTGATGTTTGGGCTAATGAATTAATAGAGCCAAAGAAAAGTTTGTTACAAAAGTTTGCTGAAAGTATACCAAACCTTAAAAAGGGCAAAGGCGATTTTTCAGTATTAGATAAAAGCTATTATAAAGTACGCTATAGATATGCGGAAAAATACAGCAGCACTAATACAAGAACTTTTTGTAAAGCACTTATGGCTCGTAATATGGTTTATAGAATTGAGGATATAGATGCAGCTTCTGATAAGGGTGTAAATGAGAGTTTTGGTCATAAGGGTAAAAAATACGATTTGTTCCGTTGGAAAGGCGGTGTGAACTGTGGACATTATTGGGCTGAACAACTATATAGGCTAAAGAAAAAAACAAACGGAAAGTATATAGAAAAATCTGACAAAATTAAAGATTATGTTGAGGTTGATGATATACCTAAATCTTATAAAGGCAAACCAAGAGGATGGAAAGATGCAAAGAAAGCACCTAAAGATATGCCTAATAACGGACATCATCCTAATTATAACAAATAACAAATGGCAACAGCATTATTTATAAGCACAACAGACCTTAAGAAAAACTCCATCATTGATGGGAATGTAGACATTGACAAGATGCTACAGTTTGTTAAGGTGGCGCAACAAATAGACATCCAGAATTTATTAGGTTCAGACCTCTACAACAAGATTAGTGCTGACATTATAGCTGGTAATTTAAGTGGCGATTATTTGACATTGGTAAACACATACGTTCAGCCAACATTAATTTGGTTTGCGCAGATGAATTACATACCATTTGCGGCATACACAATTACAAACAAATCCGTACTTAAACACAGTAGCGAAACAGCACAAAACGTAGACAAAAACGAGGTAGATTATTTAGTTGGAAAAGCAAGGGAATACGCTAACTACTACTCAACACGATTAGTAGACTATTTATGTTTTAACAATAACTTATTCCCAGAGTATTTAAGCAACACTAACGAGGATATCAGCCCAGATACAGACACAACGTTTAACGGATGGGTTTTATGAAGTATAAAGTAAAAGAAATAAATCTCAATAAGCTAAAACAGTACATAGAAAGCAAAAGCGAAAAAGAGGCAAAAAGGTTTTATAACGAATTTAAACAAAATAAGAAATGAGTTGGGGAGAAATATATAACACAAGCTGGTGGGGTGTGGCTTTAGATACTGCAAGGACAGTAAAAGCAAGACCAGACTTTTTTGGTAGTCAGTTAAATTTACTTACAAGTGAGCAGCCTAATTTGATTACTAATGGGGATTTTGCAACTGATAGTGATTGGTCTTTGGGAGTTGGTTGGAGTATTAGCAATGGTAAATTAAGAGGAGACAATGCTAGTGGATATGCAATTCAATCTAGTGTTTTTGCTGCTGGAGTATCAAATATTTATAAAATTAATTTAACTGTATCTGATTATGTTAGTGGATATTTTACAATTCTTACAGGAGGAGGTACTTCACAAAGTCAGCAGTTTAATGCTAATGGTAATTACACTATTTATTTAAACACTAATAATCCATCTAATACTAATTTTCATTTTACATATTTTGGTGCATTTACAGGCTCAATAGACAACGTATCAGTACAATTAGTAAGAGCAGATTTAGACCAAATAGAAGCAAAGAAATGTTTAGCAGATTGGATACATACAACTGCATTAAAAGACTTAAACAATTAATAAAATGGCAAAACCAAATTTAGCATTAATACCAGCCACTATTGGCGATAAGGTTTACTCTATACTTCCAAGCGATGGTGTAGGGGATTTTGACTTTGATAGAGCAAGTACGGCTACAAGAATAAACGCACAAGGACTAATAGAAACAGTAGCAAGTGGAGAGAACAGACTTAACTATTCATTGTTAGATGGAGAGGTTGTAGGATGTCCGCATCTTTTACTTGAACCAGCGAGGACTAATATATTAACTTATTCGGAAGATTTTAGTCAATGGAGCAATACTCGAACAACAATAACATCAAATGCAACTATAAGTCCAAGTGGTTTAAATAATGGAACTTTGCTAATAACTGAAAATGACTCTGCATCAAACAATAAATATATTCAATCGGATTTATTTAATATATCAAGTGGTGCAAAAATATCTGGAAGCATTTTCTTAAAGGCAAATCAATTAAAATGGACGAGAATTTTATTAGTAAATTCAGCATTAAATAAATATATTGATTGTTTTTTTGATTTAAGCAATGGTGTTGTTGGTACATCAACTTCAGTAGGTTCATCAACAGTAGATTCTACAATAATTGAAGATTACGGAAATGGATGGTTTAGGTGTAGTATTGTTGGCGATTTAGATACTTCTACAGATTGTCGTATGAGGGTTTATATGGCTAACGGAGATAATGATTCTTCTGTTTATGGGGATGGCACAAGTAGTATTTATTTATGGGGAGCAATGCTCGAAGTTGGTTCATTTCCAACAAGCTATATCAAAACCACATCGGCAGCAGTTACTCGTGCAGCAGAAACTTGCAATGGCTCTGGGAACGCAGCTACGTTTAACGATTCAGAAGGTGTGTTGATGGCAGAGGTTTCAGTTTTTGATAACGATACCTCTAATAGAGATATTTATTTAAGTGATGGTACTGCAAACAATAGAATAAGATTAAGATTTAATAGTTCTAATAATCTTGATATTTTATTATACAATGGCTCTATACAAGTTTCAACAACTCAAGTAATTTCACACGCAACAAATTTTAATAAAATCGCTTTTAAATATAAAGCTAACGACTTTGCTTTATGGGTAAATGGTATAGAAGTGTTTACCGAACCAAGTGGAACTGTATGTAGTGGGTTGAACGATTTGTCTTTTTGGGCTACTTATGTTTCATCAAACAATTTCTACGGAAACACTAAACAAATACAATACTTTGATTCAATTCTTGATTCAGAACAACTTGAACAACTAACGTCTTGGGATAGCTTTAGAGCTATGGCAGAGGGACAATTATACACAATAGAATAGATATGGCACAAACACTTAAATTCGGCAAAGGAACGTGGGCTACTAAAACTGGCTCAT